TCCGCCGCGCGCGGTGATCAAGCGTGCGGGCCGCATCTTCGGCGACGCCAACGCGCCCGATATCGAGAACTATTGCTACCGCGATTTCTACGAGACGCCGCGCGACGGCTATGTGCTGTTTCGCCAGCCCGGCGGCCTCGAATCCAATGCCGAAAACATCAAGGTCATGGGCCGCGAATATTACGAAAATTCGGCGCGGGTGAACGCGCACCGCCCCTGGTGGGTCAGGCGCATGGTGCACGCCAAGCCCGGCTTCACCCGCGATGTCGATGTCGTCTACGCCGAATTCGACGACGATCGCAATATGGCGCGCGTGCCGATCGAGGTGACGCGGATGCTGCCGGTGGTCGTCGGTGTCGATGGCGGCTTGACGCCATCTGCCATCTATTCGCAGGTGGTCGGCCGCCAAGGCCGCATCCTCGCCGAGATCGTGCTCGAGCGCGGCGGCATGCGCGAATTGGCCGATGCCATGCTCGAGCTCGAGGCGCAGCGTTTTCGCGGCTGCGAATTTGCCGACTTCTGCGATCCGGCCATGGCCGCCGGCGAAGACACCGCCGAAAAATCCGATCGGGCGCGGTTGAGCGAGTATCTCGGCCGCACCGTCATGAGCGCGGACACCAACGATCCGGGGCGCCGCATCGAGGCGGTCAAAGCCTACCTCGCTCGCACGCTCGAAAACGGACGGCCGGGGCTCATCGTCGACCCTTCATGCAAAGCGCTGCGGCGCGGCTTCAACCAAACCTATCACTACGCGCGCACGCGCGGCACCAACGACCTGGCGCGGATCGAAAAGACGCGCGACAGCCATCCGCACGATGCCCTGCAATACGGCGCGCTCGCCTGGGGCACGGATGCGGCGACCAAGCGCACCTCGGAGCAAGTCCGCGACCTCAATCGGCGGCGCCAGCAAGCGCGCGAGGCTGGCCGCTACAACCCGCTGCGGCGGCGCGCATGATCGTCGTCGCGGCGAGCGATAACGCGATCCGGCACGTGTTTGCGGGCCTCGCCGCCGAGCGGCTCGCGGAAATGACGGCGACCGCCTGGCACGACGATCCCGACCGTCTCGCCGCCGAGCTCATCGCCGTGCGTGACGTCTTGCGCGCCAATGGGCGCCCGGCGCCGCTCTACGCCATGGTCCGCGACTTGCCGTTCGCGATCGTCGGCGTTCTGGCCTATGGGCCGGGGCTCGGCGGCATGATCTGGGCGGCGCGTGCCGATGCGCCGCTGACGACGCTATCGGGCTATCGCTGGTGGCACGGCTTTTTCGTGCCGCACGTGCTCGGCAAGTTCCGCCGGGTCGAATTCACCGCCGCCGCCGCCGACCAGAAAAGCCGGGTCTGGCTCAAATCCGTAGGGTTTACCGAGGAGGGCCTGGCTTATCGTCAGGGCAAACGTGGCGAGGATTTCGTGCATTTCGCCTGGCTCAACCCGGATCCGCAGGCGGGGATCATCGATGTGTGACATCGGTGGCGCGATTGCGCGCGCGTTTACGCCGCCCGGCACCGGTGGCCTGATCGCGCAGCAAGAAGCAGCGCAACAAGACGCGACGGCCTCATCGGACGCGGCGAGCGCAGCCCTGACCAAGGCGATCAGCGACGCCACCAAAGCGTCGCTGCCGGTGCTCGACAACCCGTCGGCGCTCGCCGCCAATCGCGATCAGATGCGCAAGCTACTCGCCACCACTGGCGCAGCCTGGTCGTTCGGCAACACGCCGGCGGTTGCGCCGACCGTCGCCACCAAGGTTTTGTTGGGCGCCTGACAGAGACACACCAGAAGAGGAGCGAACAATGCCGACAGATTTTGCCGAAGAGTTTCCGCTCGAAACTCTCAAACAAGCGCGCGCGGCGCTCGACGAAGTGACGGTCAGTCATTTCGAGACGTTCCTGCGCGCGCTGTTGCCACTCGCCAAAAACGTCCTCGACACCGCGATCGCCGACCGCGAGCACGCCGACCGCGGGACACCGCCCAAAAGCGGCAACGATCAGGCCGGCAACGGTCAGCGCTGATCGCCGCGCCAGCAACCCCGCAATCGCGAGTAACCCGACAATGGCAGAGCCAAAGGCGAAAGCGTTTCAGCACGTCGACGGCGGCTTGCGCGAGCAATTGCAGGCCAACGTCGTCGATACCGATCGCCCGATGATGGAGCGCATGCTCTCGGGCATTGCGCTGATCGCCGCGCGCGGCCTGCTCGATGAGGCCAACAAGACCGGCCTCACCTTGCCGGGCATGGCGCCAGCGCCGGCGCCGGTGCCGAACGCGTTGCCCAGCCCGAAACCGGAGGAGTGATCGTGAACGCTAAATCGGAGACCGCGCCGGCCGTGCCGCCCATGCCGCGCCATCGGCGGCCGGAGATCGGCGCGAGCGTGCATTATTTCGACGAGACGCGCGCGCAAAACCCGCAGCTCGGCATTGGCCCCTACGCCGCGATCGTCACGGCGCTGGGGCCAGCCGGCGTGACGCTCAAGGTCTTCGCGCCCTACGGCGTGCTCGACGCCGAGCGCATTCCGCACAAGAGCGAGCTCGATCCGAAAAACGCCAGCCGCAAACGCTGGTGGAATTGGCCGAATGAGACCGGCAAGTGAGGGAATACCGCGAGTTCATCCTGGAGCGGCATGGCCGGATGAAAGAGGTCCGCGCCATCGAGGAACCGCACTGGCGTGAGATCGCGGCGCTCATCCGTCCCGACGATCGCGATTTCGATGCCCACATCCAGCGCCGCCGCGACGACAGCCCGATCTACGACATCTCGCCGCTGCTCGCGCTCGACGATTTCGAGGGCGGCTTCTTCACCAACGCGACCAATCCGCAAAACCGCTGGATGGATCTGTCGACCGGCGACGAGGAGCTCGACAAGTATCAGCCGGTCAAGGCGTGGCTGTGGCGTCGCTCCAATCAGGTGCTCGCGTCGTTCACCCCCGCGGTGTCGGCATTCTATGCCGAGATACCGGATTTCTACGGCCACATCGGCGCGTTCGGCTGGTCCGGCTTCTACTGCGACGAGGTGGTCGGTCAGGGCGCATTCAACGATCGCGCCATCCCGATCAATGAAAGCTTCATCGATCGCAACGCCGCCGGTGCGGTCGACACCTATCACCGCGAGTTCAGCCTCACCGGACGCCAGGCCAAGGCCAAATGGCCCGGCGACAAGGCAATCGAGCTGATGCGCGACGACAACCGCGCGGTGTTCGTGCATGCGGTGTGGCCGAACCCGGAGTATCAGCGCGGCAAGCTCGGCCGCGCCGGCATGCCGTTCGCCGCCGGCTATGTCTCGCCCGATCTGAAAGATTTTTACATCGCGCAGGGCTACTGGGAATTCCCCTATGCGGCGCCAGGTTGGAAGCGGCGTTCCGGCCGGCCCTATCCGACCGGGCCGGGCCACACCGCGCGCGCCGACATCGCCATGCTCAACGAAATGGAGCGCTCCAACCTGGTGGCGGCGCAGTTCGCCGCCGAGCCGCCGTTATTGGCGACCGAGAAGGCCAAGCTGCTCGCCGCCGACATCGAGCCGAATGCCATCCTCTATGGCACCATGAACCAGGAGAACGGCAAGCAAATCCTCGGCGTTCTACAGCGCAATCAGAACTTGCCGGTCACGCTTGAAGTCGCCGAGGCAAAGCGCAACCTCATCCGCCAGGCGTTTCGCTGGGGCTTGTCGCAACTGATCGCGCAGCGCCCGCAGGTCACGGCGACGGAATTCCTCGGCCTCAAACAACTCGACCTGCAGCTCATGGGCCCCGGCCTGGTGCGGGTGCAGAACGAGGGCCTCACCGTGCTGGTGGCGCGACGCTTCAACATGCTCGATCGCGCCGGGCTGTTCGATGGCGATCCACCGCCGCCCGAGCTCGTCGGCCGCCCGCTCGCCGTGAAATACGGCTCGCCGCTGTCGAAAATGCTCAAGGTCAACGAGGCGCAGGGCGCGCTGCAGTTTCTCAGCGCGCTGTTGCCGGTCGCCCAGGCCGGCCGCCCCGATGTGCTTGACAACGTCGATCTCGATAATTGGGTCGCGGTCGTCCACGACGGCTTCACCTCCGATCCGACCTTGCTGGTTGATCCGCGCAAGCGCGATGCCGCGCGGGCACAGCGCGCCGCCGTGCAGCAGCAATTCGCCAAGCTGCAGGCCGCCGAGCAGGCCGCCAACATCCACGCCACGGTGGCGCACGCCGATCAGGCGCAGACGCTGGCGCAGGGACGCACGCAATGAAGGCCTGGATCAGCCGCTGGTTTGCGGTCGCCTGGCCGGATCGATTTTTCCGCCAACAGGTCGCCGCCGAGTATGCCGCGATCGGCGCCAAGGCGCTCGCCGACATCGCCATGCGCAATTTCCTCTACGAGCCAGCGCCGTCCAACGATCCCGACGAGATCATGATCATCGAGGGCCGCCGCCGCGCGGCGCGCGAGATTTTTGATTTAGCGCGCATCAATCCGGCCGACCTCGCCGACATTCAGGTGCGATTGCCACAAGGAGCGGACCATGCTGGTTAGGAGTCATTTGCGCCTGCCGGTCTATGCAGCGGAGGGCGGCGGCGGCGGCGGTGCTGAGAGCGGCGCCACGACCGGTGGCGGCGGTCCGGGCGCTGGCGGTGGCGGCGACCCGTTCTATCAGCCGTTCAAGGACAAGATTAAGCCGGAGACGCTGCAATGGCTCGACGGCAAAAAATTTCCTTCGCTCGAGGCGGCGCTCGACAGCGGCGCGCTGTCCGATCGCATGGCGCGCGATCGCAACGTGGTCGCCAAGCCGGATCTCGCCAAGCTCGGCGAATGGGAAGGCCTATCGGTCTTCGGCTATGATCCGGACGTCGGCAAATACGGCGCCAAGATCAAGCCGCCGGCGCAGCCCAACAATGGCAAGCACGACGAGGGGCTGTTCGATGCCTTCGTCAAGTCCGCGCATAAGCGGTTCGTGCCGCCCGCTATGGCCGAAGGGCTGATGCAAGACTTGAGCGACTTCGTCAATGCTCGGCTGTCCGAGACCGCGAGCCAGGGCCAGAAGGCGGTGGCTGAGCTCGAGGCGACGATGCGCAAGGAATTCGGCCAGGATTACGAGGCGAAGAAGGAGCTCGCCGTGCGTGCCTTCCGCGCGCTCGGCATCGGCGCCGACGACGCCAGCGAGATCGAAAAAGTCATTGGCTCGCCGCGGCTCATGAAGCTCGGCATCACGCTCGGCGAAAAACTCGGCGAGGGCAATCTGGTCGCCAGCGATGGCACCGGCGGCGCGCCAGCTTCGCCGGCGGCGGCCGAGGCTGAACTGCGTCGCCTAGAAGGCGACGACGCCTTTATGAAAATCTTCATGGACCGCCGGCACCCGCAGAACGCCGATTACAAGGCGCGCTGGCAAAAGCTCGCCGATCTCGCCGCCAGAAATCCGAACAACATCAACCGCCCCGGCCGGCGCTGAAAGGACCGGGCCGCGTTCCCTTCCTCCCCGCGGTCCCAACTCGCCCTCCCCGTCCCAACGGGGAGGGTTTCTTCTGGATCGGTTGACGCGGCCGCGGCGCGATTAACGTCGCCATCGCCCGCACCCCTGCCCGC